TACTGACCTATATCGTAGCATGTCCATGAACCATTGTCAAATAGGTAAGCATACTCACCATCAGTTCTCTCTGTTTGGTCAAGATACTCTGTGATTGACTCAGAGATCTTTGGTGGGCAGTCCTCGCCTCTCTCTGAGTAGTATGAAGGGGCAGATACTTCTCTCTTGCCATTTTCAGTACCATCATAAACATAATCCCACCCATACTCAGTATCACAAGAGGACATATCTCCTCCATCAATCAACTCTTCAATCTTCTCTCTTGTGTTAAACTTCTTCTCAAGTGTAACTCCTAACCATGATGGATAACCATCCCAGTGATGATACACAGAAATAATCTGATCTTCTAACTGTAAACCAATACGAGAGCGAGTTCCCATTTTAAGAAAAGATGTGTAAATGAATGGTGAGAGAAAACAAAACTGAGGGGGCAGTGCATTACCTTAACATCATATCTCTGCTTCTTATCATCTATCCTAACGGTATTTTTTACGATTTGCGTGATGCAGGGATCAACCGTAACATAATTAAGATGAATGTCAGAGTAGTTAGGAACCTCGTTTGTTTTCCCGTACCGCTATTATAACCATTAAAAAACCCCCTGTGTAGGGGGTGTGTGCCACTTAGTGAAGTGTCATAGTGTTATAACCACTTAGTCATCATAAACTCTACACTCTAAAGAGTCGGGATGATTATCACAGTAAACTTCAAGATGTGAATCTTCGTGCCTTGTATGATAGTCATTGATCTTACCTTCGTTAGGATCAACTACATCATCCTTATGATACTCATCATATTCTGCATGAACATTCTCTAAGTCCTCCTTAGAGTATTCAAGCATACCATGATTTATATGCTCTTTCCCATCCTTGGGATCAAGATAAACTTCGTGTTCTAAATCGTGTTTTGGGTGTGTCATAATCCAACCGAATTTGCGTTTGAGTGATTTCTATTTCAAACAACTGCAAGTTGTTCTTTTCTAACGAAATCACCACTCATATTATAATACAATTTATGATTATTAGTGGTAACGTAATGTCCCTTTATCTCGTTTCCATCACAATGCCAACCATAGTTGATTACACTCTCGTTGGTTCCATCTATACTAAACTTCTTATCGGTGTGTAGATACTCTAGGTATCGCTCATCGAGATTAATCATCTTTCTAAATGCGTTTGTGTGGGAATTATAACATAACTACTTATAAAATCTAGTTATGCTTAAGGTTTATTTAATCTTCTTCAGGTTTATCGAAGTAAGTACCAAATAGTCCACTATCACCATCCCTGCGGTTCTCTAGTTTTTCCACAATGTCTATTGCGTCAACTAGATTCTCAATGTTTGCCAACATATCAGCAATATGTTTACTGACAAAAGGTTTCTCGTTTCTAGCAGCGAAGGCAAGAGCATTTCTTAAATTTTCTTGTGCATCTCGTAGAGATATTTCTACCTGTTCTGATAGTGCCATTACAGTTCCTCCTCACAATGCTTTTCTACGATCTCTTGAATGACTTCGCTGAAAGCATTACGCAATTCATACTCGACATCATTCTTATCTTTCTTCAATCTCGTTACTGTGATTGGTGGCAATGTAAGAGTTGCGGTTATATCCCACAATCCTAGTTCTTTGTTCTTGGTAGTGTTGATTTCTAACATTAGTTTCTGTTGTCTCCAGCGAGTTCATCTATCTTAGCACAAACATAAGGATTGTCATAGTCGGGTGTCTCGTCCTCTTGCTTATCCTTTGGCCACCAGATACCATCAGCAGTCATTTCATAACCAGCATCAATCATTTCTTGATAGGTCATTTCCTTTCCTTCACGATAGGTATTAGATCTAGTTTCGTCAGGCAGTTCTGTATAATCTGGCCAACGATTAGGATCGTCTAAAGTATCACCAAGATAAGTATCTAACTCCTTCTCGTGAAGGTTTATAACCTTATCCTTATGCTCAGTTCCATGAACAAGACGTAATACTTCATTAGCAGTCCTTACGCATATTCTATGGTATGTTAGATTCCTTCTAAGGGTTGTCCTTATGGTATCATAGATCTCTTCTGGGGTACAATCAGATGTTAAAGCATCTTCTATTGCATCCTCCAAATTAGTCAACGAATAACTGCGGTTGCTGTCCCTGTCGCTCATTCTGGTCGTGCTTAATTGCTTCTTGCACTATACTCTCTATTTCTTCAGATGTCAAGTCGTTCATAAACTTCCAGTTAGGATCATTTCTATCCCATTCAACCTCAAATGAACCATCATCCTGTTTATTAATCTTCAAACTGTCCTTCATTATGTTCTCCAAGTTTAATTCTTTTCTTTACTATTTTAGCATACCTGATCTCATCCTTAGAATACCATTCAGGATGTTTCTTTGCCCTCTTCAATAATAACTTTGCTGCTTTCTTGTCCTTCATTAGAACTATTCTTACTTTTTTCCAAGTGAGTATTTATATCATTTATCTGGGAAGTAACATAAAGCATCTCAGATTGTAGTCGATCTATCCTATCGTTGTTAGCATCCATTTGTGCTTTAATGTAAGTTACTACACTATCATCATCAACATCTTTCTCTGCCCACAAGGGTTCTGTATCATCAGTACGATAAGGATATAACCAATCCTCTACCTCAGATACACACGCCCAAGCAAACTCTCTTAATCGAAATAATGGTTTCATTTATAACAGAATAGAAAATCATCTACAAAGGATTCTGACTTATCCTCACCAAACTTGCTCTTTAAATATCCCCTAACAGGATCAAGTTTAGTCATATATGTATCAAAGTCACTATACACCGTAGTGTCTGTTCCTTTAGGTTTATTGTCATCTATCATCTCCTTATACTTTTCTAAGTAATCTTTAAACTCTGATAGGTAAGCATTAACTTCCTCTGGTTTGCAGTATCTTACGAAGATATTCTCAGAGAAGTGGTTGCCCATCTCAAAGAATCTATACTTACCATCATCTTTAGGTAGTCCGTCAACTGAGAATAGATACTTCTCTCTAGGATGTTGGAAGTCAAATACTATAATGACCTTCCTATCACTAAACTTCATTAGATCCATACCAAAACAAGGCAGATCTGCACCTGTTTTAGGATAGAGTATGGTATTGTATATGTCAGCGTTAGGGTCTGTTATATGTGCTTCTCTTGCCTTTAGGAAGTGCTTTCCTGTGCGGATGTTTGCTATTAGATTAGCATCCTTATTCTCCCACCTAGCCCACTCTTCAGTTACTTTTAACTGAGGAAAGGCATCAAAGAGTGCATCTATGTAATCTTGCCAAATAGTCATAATGGTATGTAACGATTTTCTACAGAATGTTCTACATCAAATGGGGTTATTTCAAATGCTAATGTTATTCTCTCATCATCTTGAGTATGTTCTGTGGTTAAATGTGGAACATAATTAGGAAACAATGTCATCACACCAGCAATATTATCTGCTGGATACATTAATTGACTAAAATCATCACAAACCCCTTCTCTATCTGCTCTTTCAATAATATTTTCCTCAGTAGCATGTTCAAAAGGATTCAAATATATTGTTTTTGTACTACTATTAGAGATACAAATGTTTCCACTAAGATAACTATTAGGATTCAATCCATGTATATGTTTCTTAATTCTTTCACCTTTTCTCATAATATTACACCAACACATAATCTTAGTATTGTATGATGGAATACCAATACACTCTTCAAGATATTGTTTATGAAACTGTTTAACACCCTCTTTAAGTTTTTTTATCTCAGGATGATCCCAATCAAGCACATTGTAATAACCATGCCTTGCTGTTGTAGTATCAGTACCTAGTCCAGTTGATCCATCATTTAAATTAGGACAATCTATGTCCATAATCTCCGATTCTTTTTCTAAAACCAAATCGTTTACTATTTTAGGATCAAAATCAAGTACCTTCTCACCAATAAAGAATCTCCATTGAGGTGCAAGTGCAGTCAATGGTTGTCTACTCATAAAAGGTATGAATCTATAACTATTATCTTGTGTAGGCATCTTTTATTTTTCTTTGGAACTCAACTTCACACTCTTTAATTGCTAATAATGTATCATAGGGTATCCACGCTGGTTCTTCATCTTTAAACTGTACTTGAACTTCAGTAAAGTTCTTTTGCAAGTACCTTGAATAAGATTCTCTTACCATCTTAACTGGACTCAAGGGGTTTTTCATTTCTGCTGTTGCTTGTTCATACATTAATTATAAGCCGAAGTTATAACCTAAACATTATAAAACCCCTGACAGTATTTGTCAAGGGTTTCCTGATTATTTGGTTGTTTAAATTACTTAAGGTGGATGTGTGTGTATAGTCATGTTAGAATAGAAATGTTTACTTGAACCTCTAAACTAAAACCTCCTTACATATACGTTTACAAGTTGAATGAGTGTCTTCGCAGTCGATTAAGCACTCGTAGTATTCTGCTAGTAAATCATCGTGGTCATCCTCAGATGACAGTTGATTATAAGATATTAAGTTGTGCATAAAAAACTCCTTGAACGACAATTAATAGACCATAATGTATGATGTTCAGGTCATCTTGTTACCTCTAATTCTTACTATTATTTAGTGAGAATGTGTCCGTATCATCAATTACACTTAACAAAAATTTATGCCTACTTGGTCACATTTTGAATGAATCTATAGTACCTTCGTACTGGACATTGAGGCCATTTATTAGAGTACCTATCAAACTCTTCCTTTGTTATTAAATGATGTTTGATCTCTAACTTCTTTTCTGTTATAGGATATACTGTAAACAATGGTAATCCATAAGGCATTGCTATATCATAAGGTTCTGATCTCAATGGTGCAGTAATATGACAACTAAATGAATTATTATACTTGAAATCTATCAAACCTGGAATAATATATAATCCATTTTGTCTATAGAACTCTGTTGAATAATGGGATTCCATAAACATAAACTTTACATCAGAGTTACATTCACCCATCCAAGGTGTTAGAAACTTAAATGCTGCTCTATTAGGATACAAACCCTCATATTGTGCAGGGTAATGTTGTGTAAATGGATCAAATTTTGGTGGTATGTTTGGTAGTAATTGAACACTACCATTAGGATATATTCTTATCTTTAAATCTTCCCATAATCTAAACTTTATACCTTCATTCATAAAGTAATTAATTCCAGGACAATTCTTTATAGTTCCTATGCTATACTTAGAATGTGTTTCCTTATCAACCACATCAGTAGAAGATTTAATATTCTTCAACCAATCTGGTGTATCCATCTGTAAAGATGGTTTATCATTAACAAAGAAACCTTTATCACAAGTATAAAGGTCTACTTTCACTTTCTTATTAAACATCAATAAAATGCAGGATCTATCCCATCAGGATCATAGAAGTCAGGACATAACATCTGTCCTGCCATTATTTTTGCTTCATCATTACTTTCACATAAGTTGTGCATCCATATCCTTTCTGCTAAAGTAACTGGTACTGAATCAGTAGTAATAATTCTACAAATGATGTCTGTCAATTTCAATTTTTGTCCTCTTGCCATCTTAGTCACGTTGCCTCCAATCGTCCGATCTATCTTGATGAAACCAGTCCACAACATCCTGTGGATCTCCGAAACCCCTACGGTGATTGTTTGAATCGGGATCTCCTAAATTCAAACTATTCAGAAAAGAATCTTCAGGGTTCTGATTCATCTTTCTTGCAGTATTCATCATACCTCTTGCTGCGGTATTTGCTTTTGATAATTTATTTGCCCAAATCATATCCTCAAGGGATACATCTCTTCCTGAAGCAATATCTTTACATATTCCTTCCAACCTTAAACGGTATTGAGTAGATAGCATAAATCAACTTTATAAGTGTGATTATTTATTGTTATAATACTGGATACTCCTCATTGCGTACAAATTCAGTTTTCTTGGTCTTGAAATCTTCCATCAATCTTTGAACTTGTTTTCTATCAAGACCTGCAAGGTGTTGACAGTTTTCTAAACAACGGAAAATACATTCCCTATCAGAAATGGGTGGAGAAATCTCCCACCCTTGCTCATCATAATACTTCTTACCTTCAGTAACTTGTGCCTCTAAGTGTGAGAGATCTTGTGCCTTAGAAGGATTCTTGTAGTTATGCTTCTTAGTCATTCTTGAAACTGATCTAATGTCCAATGAGGATGAGTCCTCTGCCAATCAGGTACACTATGATACTCCTTTAATGCCTCTAGCACAATCTCTTTCAACTCTTCTCTGTCTTTGTCAGTCATTCCCATTTTTCGTAAGGTGGTTCAGGTTCATCAACAAGATGTGTAAACTTATCAGTATCAAAATATGATTTACCTCTCTTACCATCTCTCTCGTCTAATACTTCATTAATAAGTATCTTCAACTCTTTAACCATCTCTTGAGTGTGTATCCTACGAGGTGTAATTACAGCACGAGGAAGAATTGGTTCTCCATTCTCATCATGTGGATATATGTTGTCCATACATCCTTCAACTGCTTCACCACTCATTCCCTGAGTATCAATCTTTTCACTCATAATGGATTACCGTTCTTATCAACTAAACCAAGTTTCTTTACTTGACCTAAATTTGATCTATCTTTCTTTTTGAGTTTTTTATACTCTTTAATGATCTTATCTACCTCACTTTTAGAAATCTTAGCATTAAGTTTTTGACCTTTATCACCAGCACCTTCCTTCTCTATGTAATCATTAATACCAATTTGGATGTCTGCCTCTATAATGTCATTAATCTGTTTTCTAATATCATCCATAATTAATACTCCCTCTTCTCTGTCATATAGTAATCTCCTAATGCTCCACTCATTAAAGTTTCGCTAATCTCACCATTTGGTGTTGTAATTGTAGGTTCTACATGATCATTCTTCTCTCCAAACTTTGATTTTGGAACTCTAGGATTAATCATATTTCTTGTCTTTTCAATAACATCATCCCTAATTTCCATCAACTCATCATAACATTGTTGATTGTAAGCACAACTGCGTAGATGATGGTCTGCTTGCATTAATGACTCAAGAAAGATAGCACGAGCTCTATCCCACTTATCATAATCTGTTATCTTTTCGTCTAATGATTTTTGGTCTTTCATAAGAACTTCTCCAATGATCCTTTCTTTTTGAGTTTCTTTTCAAGTGCAATTTGTTTCTTTATGTATGACATAGCATCTTTGTAATTCCTTGCTGTGTGCATATGTTCTCCATTGTGAATAATACACAACTTAGTTTCACTTCCTATAATTGGAATTGCTGCCCATGTGCCATCCTTATTCACATATCCTTCGGGTTGTCCACCTTTAGGAGATAGTTTCCCTTTGTTGGGGCAAGGATAAAACTTACGATAATCTGAAGGAACTCCACTCATCGGTTGTATCCTGCTGATCTTCCTAGTGAATTAGATCCACCTTTCCACTCTTGTTTTTCATAATCAAAGTCAGGATGTGGTGGAGTAGGCACAACAGGACTCTTAGATTTGTTCTTAATAACTATGAACTTATCTGCTGCAAATGTGCCAGCAATTTGAACCTCAATCTCATCACTATCTTTCCAATTAACTGTACCATCCTTCTTAGTGTGTTGCATTGCAACTTGAAGGTCATCAATAATCTTTTGAGTTAGTTTCATAGTTAAAATTCCATAGAATCGCTTTGTGGTAATCCAAGTTCTTGTTCAGATCTTAGATCATCATGTAATCTCTCTACTGCTGAAGGTAATCCCTGTTGTCCAGTTAATTGCTCAGTAGGAGTTACACTTACGTCAACCGTCTCAGGGTTGAGTGGTTTAGGAGCATCTATTCTCCTGTAAGAAAATCCTCTATTTTCAAGGACTCTATCTTGTGCGTGTTTTTCCCACCCACAATCACAATACTGTTCACCCTTCTCATCAAAGACCCTGTAGTATGGGTAGATACTAGTCATCTTCTGGGATCTCATAATCAATAATTTCCTGTAGGGTAAACAAACTTATGAGTTCTATGTTTGCCTCCTTCATCTTAGCAGATGCTTCACCATCTACCTGTCGATCAACAACAGTAATGATCTTCTCTACAACATAACCAGCATCACGAAGTT